TGTGGCCGAAGAAACGCGTTTACGATCCGTGGTCAAAGGGCACGCTACCGGCCCGGTGGTTCTATCTGCCGGCTACAATCATGGATAACCCAACCCTGGCGAACGACGAAGAGTACATGGCCAATCAATCCATGCTCGAGGAACTAACGTACAAGCGCAACATCCTGGGCGACTGGACGGCGTTTGCGGTTGAAAATCCGTTCTTCTACTCATTCGGATATGCCAAACACGTCCGTCCGAAGGATAGCTATGTGCCGAATCCTCACCTGCCGATTACCGTCTCTTTCGACTTTAATAAAGAGCCTATGACCGCTCTGATCGGGCAGCAGTTGGATTTATGGCGCGCTGCAGCGTTCGACGAGATCGAAATCAATAACGGATCTTCTGAGGAAGTCTGCGAGGTTGTGGCAGCGAAATATCCGCGTTGGACCGGTAATATTCAGATAACCGGCGATGCCACGGGTCGAAACCGAAATGCCCTTACACGCGGCAATTTGAATCATTATCGAGTTATTCAGGAAAAGCTACGGCTTCACGATCGGGCGATACTGGTCAGAAAGCAAAATCTACATATCACAGATTCCCGGGTATTGTGCAACTCTGTGTTGCAACACGCTGAATTTACGATCACCGAGAACTGCGAGAAAACCATTGCGGATATCGTCAGCGCGCAGGTAGATGAATTTGGAGACCTTATCAAGACCAAAGACAAAGGCCAGCACCACGGCGATACATTCCGGTACCTTTTAGGCACTTTCTACGAAGAATTCATCACCAATCCGAAAAAGTACGCGCGGCAATAGTTGCAGATGTGTATAAATTGTGTATGTTTGGGTATGAGTTTAGATATAACGCTAACCAAAAAGTCAGTTTGCCCGCACTGCAAAACTGAATTGGATGCTATAGACGAGGGTTTTGAGGCTAATATTACCCATAACCTTCATAACATGGCTAACGCCGCTGGCGTAGGTATGCTGTGGTCGCTTAAATGGATGGAAGTCTCCGGCCGAAGAGCTGCAGATCTTATTGAGCCTTTAGTTGAGGCAATAAGGTCGATGAAGGCTAACCCATATGAATATAAGAAATACGACTCACAAAACGGCTGGGGAACATACGAACAATTTCTACCTTGGCTTGAAGAACTCCACGCCAAGTGTGTAGAAATGCCGGACGCTAAATTATCAATATCGATATGAAAAAATGCACTGAATGCGGAAAGCTTTTTTCTTCCTGGAGGTCAGGCAAGAAATGTGAAAACTGTGTTATGACATATTGCAATAATGAGGATACATTGCCCTTTGGCTGTAGTAATAGCATTCCTGATATAAATATCGAGTGCCGTGACATATTTCCTTCATCTGAACTTGAACCGGATATGCCAGGTGGTGGTGAGTCTGCCGGTGGTGGATCTTCTGATTCGTGGGACTCTGGTAGTTCTGACAGCTCATCATCTTATGATTCCGGATCATCTTCAAGCGATTAGATGTGTGGATTGTGATTACGCATATAACTATACCGAGCAAAGAGGGTGATCTCGTGACCATAACTGCTATAAAAATATCAGATGCAAATGCAAGATATTGGCACCCAGAATCGCTAACGCTATATCTTGGCTGGCGCGCGTTTGACGAATGGAGTAATGCGCTAAACGGTAATCATTATGGGCGACGCAAATTTATTGAGTCTTGCACACTCACAACAAAAGCAATAATATGACAAGAACACCCGACGATTTCACACGGCCAGTCGCGCTCACCGAAAAATGGGTCATTTCAAAAATGGACCGCATGTGCACACAAACTCTATCGCCGGCCGAGTTTGGCGAGTGGATAAAGATCAAAGAAGCGTTAATTTCGCGTAGACCTAAATTGAAACCATAATGGCAACCAAGACACAGACTATAGAAATACACGGCATCCAGGTAACATTGAAGACCTGGGATGAAAAGCAAAAGGACGGCAGCACGAAGTATTTTGGAACTGCTGAGGCGATGGATAAACGTCACGACGTAGGATGGGACGCTAACAGCGACAGTGAGGAAGTAGTGGTCGAACTGATCACGCAAGGCATTCTCGGGTATGTTGAATCTTATGCAAAAGGTGAGGTTAAATGAGCGATCGTATACGAAAGAACCTAGTCCTCCTGAAAGAAGCTGTGGACTGTGCCGAAAAGCGCCGGAAGGAGCAAGGCCGCAGCTTCAACAATTACATCGAGACACTTATTTTCAACGACTGTAAAAAGACCAAAGCGAAATGATTGCGGCTATTATTGGGTGCGGTGATTCCGCTAGAGACTGGTATAATAATAGCGTTTTGAGCGATTATTTTGCTTTTGAGCGAGATATTACCACTTACGGTGTCAATGACGCGGCTAAATGGGGATGGGGATTCGATAAGCTCATAGTCGTAAATGGGCCCTTTCAATTCACTACCGAACGATTTAATACCATAGCCGCCACAAAGACCGGCGAGTTTCTTACGCATGCTCCTAAAGCATGGGAGGGATATTTCCCGAGCGCAACATTACTAACGCTTCGCGAGTTTCATGGCCATAGACTGCAGCGGGGATTCATCTACAAGTCGAAGACGAGCCCTTTCGTAGCCATGTCGCTCGCGGCAGACGACGGAGCAAAGGAAATAAACCTTTTCGGCGTGGACTTCAATGATCACAAAATCTACAGAAGAGGCACCAAAGCCGGCGATCATGAAATGTCGAAGTACGCCAGGTACGCCGAACTACTCCATCAAGCCGGCGTTAAAGTCAGAGTAACGAAGGAAAGCGCATTATCAAAATTTATGGATACGATATGAGCAACGGAGATATTGTTGGTTTAATAGTAATTGTAGCCTGTTCATCATTTGGTGTTGGATTTGGCTGTGCATATCTTTTTTACGTGTATAAGACGCCGAAAGACTATGCTGTTAATGGGTATGAGTTTACAATTGAGCACTATCCTTTAAGCGGTAATTTTTACCCTAAATACAAACAGTACTATCTATACACTAAGTACGATTCAGGCGCCATAGAATTACGTGAAGATAATATATATGCCCAGTGTTTTGAAAGTGAACGTAGCGCACGAGCATATATTGAATTGGCTAAAGAACGCCTTTTTAAATCCAATGTTAGAATAATAAAATAATGAACCGTACAACCTTCTGCGCAATAATCCCCGACCGCGGCGACCGGCCAAAGCTTACGGAGTTCTGCTTTCTACAGCTATACCGTATGACTTTGAAGCCGGATCGTGTATATCACATCGATCACAAACCATTGAGTGACAAAATAGACCTGGTAGAACGTGTTCATGAGGGCATAAATTACGCTGTTCGTGACGGTATGGAGTGGTGTTTTATTATTGAGGACGATTACTATCCAGAAGACTATTTTGCTTCGTACGCAGACGCAATGCAGCAGTCCAGAAAGAATATACTAGGTTCAGAAGAAACAGTCTACTATAATCTACGGAATAGGACATTTGCGACGTTCCACCATCCACGCCGGGCGTCACTATTTACAACAGCATTCCGTTCTAATATTCCATTTACAACGATCGCAGGTAATAATTTGCAAGACCCTTTCTTGGATATTAAATTATGGGGTTATTTCACAATCAGGGAGCATAAAGAGTTTGTCAACGCTGGCGCCATAGGCATCAAGCACTCCCTCGGTTTATGCGCTGGTAAAGGTCACAAAATGATTATGCCGAACGAAGATCCAAATCTTCATTACATAGGGAAATTTATCAAGGACCATATGGCCCTGGATTTTTACCGCTCACTCTCAGAAGAACTTTACAAACCATGAAAATAGCAACAAAACTTATCGGCATAGTCTTTTCGGCGCTAGCTTTCGCATACGTCTTCGGAACATTCCTGTCCGCCGACTTTAACATGCGCCACTGGGATAAGGAGATCCGCCATCTAATGGGAACCGTGGCCATGCTCGGAAGCCTGGTAATGGGATTTGTAATCATTAATAACCATCATGAAGAGCCAAAACATAAGCCTTGGTCATGAAAATAGACGCCTTCATAATAGCCTGGAACGAGGCTGAAATCATCCAGATGACGATTAACCACTACCGCGAGGTGTGGGGCGCCGCTATCACACTATTCGATAACTACAGCGACGACGGCACCGACAAGATAGCCGAGGCAATGGGCTGCAACATAATAAAGTACGGTACACCTGGCGTCCTGGACGACGAGACATACCTGCAGATAAAGAACAACTGCTGGAAAGAGTCTAAAGCGGATTGGGTCATCGTTTGCGATGCTGACGAAATTCTAATGCCTTCATTTCGAATAAATGACGATGGAGGTATAAGAATCCGCACCATTAAGGATATTTCGAGTGCATTAGAAAACACCTTCTGCACCATCATTAAACCGACAGGCTGGGATGTTTACTCAGATTCAATGCCTCGGGACACTTTCTCAGAAATAACTACAGGTTACGAATACGATAACTATGCAAAGTGCATCATGTTTAGGCCGGATCAGATCAAAGAAATAAACTATCGCCCGGGCGCTCACAAATGCGATCCAGTCGGTAATGTTATTTATACCAGAAAAGAAGATTTTATTCTCATGCATTACCGGTGCATTGGTGGAATTGAGCGAAAACTAGCCCGTAACCGCGCTTATCAACCGCGCCTGAGCAAAACAAATCTTAAAAAAGGCTACGGAGGTCATTATCTTTACAAAGAGTCCGAGGTGCGCCAGGAATGGGCTCAAAACGTCGCTAAGTGTATTCCGCTATGGTAAATATTTTCACAGTACTTTATGGTGACTTCGGGCAGCCTGTAAACGGGTTTACGCCGTATTACAACCGAGCCAAAAGCAAGTTGTATCGATTTGAGAATAATGCCATTTTGGATATTGTCGATAAGCATTTGGAAGAGGTTGACCCGAATGACTGGGTTGGCGTATTCTCCCCCAGATTCCCTGGAAAAACAAAATGTGATGATCTTTGCGTAATGCGAGGCATCAGGGCCGCGAGAGAATACCAGGCGGTTAATTATTCACCCTATCTGGGTGATAACATCGCTGGTCGCGGCTGGAACTTCATGGAATGGTCTGAGGATGGCCATAAAGGCATTACCGAGATCATACAAGCGTGTTGCCGCGCTACCGGCATACTTTACCATCCTAATCCTGATCACATCGTTTACGCTAACCAATTCGTCGCCCGGAAGTCGGTTTATGTGGACTTTGTAGAATCCGTGCTCCGGCCTTCAATAATTCTCATGGAGGGAGAGCTATGGAATAAAGTAAACGTCGATCCAGGATACACAAGAAGTGTGTATGGAGTTCAGTATAATTTGCTTACCTTTGTCTGCGAGCGGCTGTTCATGCAGTACGCGCAGGATAAAAAAATAAAGGTGCTGGAATGGAATTGAATGCAAAATGTGAGCGATGTGGTGAAGAGATAAAGACTTTTTATCCCAGTTATCCATATTGCGTTGAATGCATATACAAACCATATGCAGACTCCGAAAGGGAAGCTATTGCTTCAAACATGAAAAAGGCTTACAATTCAATAGTAAAAAAGCCTAAAATAATGGAAGAAGAACCAATAAACGGCATATGGTCGCAATGGCAGGCCGATACATACCACGCTAACAGCCCAAAACTCGCGGCCTTCATGTCTGCATATCTGCCGAAAGACGAGCATGTAATTGACATAGGCTGCGGTAGTGCGTTCTATATATCCGAGCTGGCCAAGGCAGGATTTGAATGTACAGGCGTGGAAGGCTTCCAGTTGAACAACTTCCTCCACCCGAATGTGCTTATACATGACCTTACAAAGCCGCTCAGGCTAGTTGCTAATGGCTCTGTGATCTGCCTGGAGGTTATCGAGCATATCGATAAGCAGTATGAGCAAGTCGTTTTAGACAGCATCACATCGCATTGTACAGAACACCTCATATTTTCTTGGGCCTTGGAGGGACAGGCAGGGGTCGGACACGTGAACACCAGGCCACAAGAATATTCTATAGAACAAATTGAACGTCGTGGTTTTATGTATTTACCACGAGCCACGAAAATGGCCCGGATTAATAATGTGGATGATAATACATCGTGGTTTAAAAATACTCTTTTAATATTTAGGCGCCGATGAACATATACGACCGCATAACTCTTGTTGTAACGTCTTCCGGTCGGCTTGACTTGCTTGATCAGACGCTAAAGAGTTTTTGGAATCTGTGCCCGCATAAGTTCGCTAAAACTATCATCCATGATGATTCTGGAGATGATGATGTGTATGTTCAGATATTAAATATGTGTTACGGCAAGTTTGACCATATACTTTGTCCTCCAAATAAGCGCGGTTATTCCGCTGCGCTAGATGCCTGTTTTGATATGGTGGAAACTGAATATGTGTTCACGACCGAAAACGACTGGTCTTATTACAAGAACCATGGATTCATCGAGAAAAGCTTTAAGATCCTGGAAGAACATTCAGACATCCACCAGGTATGGATTCGGGACCATGATTGCACTCGACATCCGATGTCTAGGCGTCCTTACACATTATCCGGAATACAAGTTAAAGAGGTAATGAAAGGATACCAGGGCGTTTGGAATGGCTTCAGCCTTAACCCTGGCTTGCGGCGGATGTCCGATTTGAAACGATTCTTCCCTAACGGATTATCTGAATATGGCGACGAGATTGATTGCGCCCGAAGAACTGAAGAAATCGGGTACAATGCAGTTGCATTAATGGATACGAGCATACGCCACATAGGCTGGCATCGCCGCACACCAAACTTTAAAAATTAATGTTTAAGATTTTCACGCCACCCCACACTCTACACGCCGCGCTTATTTTATGCGACAAGCTAAATGGTATGGGCCGGCCCGCGAAGATAGTCGATAAGATCGACCGTCGCGATCCGGACACGTATATTATCTACAACGCTGCCGCGCACAACTTTATCAATCTGCCGAAGAAATACGTGGTAATTCAGACAGAGATTGCCGGCACGCATTGGTTCAATCCTAACTACCATAAAATACTATCGCACGCCATTGCTGTTTGGGATTACTGTGCATACAATCAGCAGGCCTACTCACATCCTAAAATGTCGCTTGTGACACCAGGCTTTACGGAGCCTGGCGTGTACGAAAAGGATATAGACTATTTGTTTTATGGGTGGATCAACGGATCGGATCGCCGGAGCAGGATTCTAACAGACTTGCAGAAGGAACTTAATATTAATATTGTTACCGATAAAGTGGGCCGCGAAATCTGGCCTATACTGAAACGTACGAAAGTAGTTATCAATATCCATTATTATGATTTCTCGCCGGTAGAGATGTATCGCCAGAATGAAAGCCTTTCATTTGGATGTCAGTTCCATTCTGAACCGAAAAATATATCCGAATTTGCAGAACAGTTAACGGATGATCTTATCGACTTCAATTCGAATAGGCCGCATTCTGACTTAATGTTTTTGGACAACACCAGGGAAATAGAATTAGCACTTAACAAAGCAGGCCTATGATCGAGCACTATTTAAAATTGATATTGCTTACAGCCCTGGTAATATGGGGTATTCACTGCGTCCTTAGCCCCCGCTTCGTATTCCATTTCATCGGCGAATGGATTAAACGGACAGTCGGGGAATACTGGTCAAAGCCTATTTACTCATGCCCGGCATGCATGAGCAGCTTATACGGCGTAGCGGCCTGCGTTATCGCGCGGGTTAACTTTTTGCACGCCCCTTTTTTCATACTCGCGCTTTGCGGGTTAAATTTCATCCTTATCGAATTTTTATACCCTTCGAATGAAGACACCGAAGAAGACGACAAAAAGCAGGATCAAGAAAGCGGTAAGTAAGCCCCGGAAACGCAAGCCGGTAAACCCGCCAGTAGCCGTAAAAAAGCCGGTACGCAATTGCCATCATCCTGATATTGCGCATCAAGTAGAAGAGGCATTCAAAGCCGGCGGTGTCCAATATTATCGGTTCAAAAAGGAGTTTCAGATGCCTACCGGTCGATACAAATGGGTATTGAATTACCTTAAAGAGGCCGATTTGCGGATTGATCTGAAAACTGCCAAGGGGTATTTAGAGGTAATCGAAAACCAGCTAAATGGCAAAAAGGGCTCAATAAACCTCGGCGAGATCTGGAAAGTTGTTCATGCCTTCAAAAGCCGGCTAGATCTTGAATTCGAGGTTGAGACAGTTAAGCGCCTGGCCAGTGTAACATATTTCGATGACACCGAGGACCTTAGTGGCTATGATATGGCCCACGCTAAGAACAAAATGCAGGTTTGGACCGATTCCGGTACGCTCGATTTTTTTTTGACGAGTCCTATAAGCGATGTACTCAATCTGAACAGTATCTCGCCCGAATCTTTGCAGGAATATTTGAACGATATGAAAAAGATGATCTACGTTCCGACCTTCGAGACGCAGCCGTCATCCGATCAGAATACATCAGAGAGTTCGACGAATCCATTGTCCTAATGGCCGATGGCGATCCGATATTGACACGGGAATTGGCCTGGATGAGTATTTACGATTACTATTTCCGTATATTAGCGCTAAAGAAGCGTCAGGATGCCCGGAATTCTACCGGCAAATCATTCAGTCGCGACGAAACATGGCCTTAACCGGCATCACCTTTCATTTTTTACGTCTCATTTTCCATATGTAGATGGCCGAAAGAAACGCCACTGTCAATATTAACTACCGTGTTAATACTACTGAATTGGATAAGGCCGCGCAGTCGGCACAGGCCGCGCAGGCGGCTACGGAAAAGCTTCGGCAATCGTCAACTCAGACCGGCGCTGCTGCCCAAAAGGGCTATCAACAATCTAGTACATCCGCTAAACAATACGGCACATCATTAGAGGCTCTGAGGATAAAACAGCAGCAATTAGCTGCGAGCATCTCCCTAACCAATAAAAACGAGACTAAGCGACTAAAGGACCTAAGCCAGGAATACAAGGCAGTATCCAAAGAAATACAGAGTCTTACAAATCAATATCTAAAGCTTACCGATGCTCAAAAGCAATCTAATGCCCAGCAGACTAGCGGCATACAGGGTTTGCAAGGTCTTGTATCCGCGGTCCGGTCATTTATAGCCGTAGGGCTTGTTAAGGAAATTGTGCAGTCAGGTATAGAAGCAGCTAAACTTGCAGGAACTGTTGAAACCGTTGGATCAGCATTTAGGAGACAAATACCACAAGCTGAAATACTTTTAGGAGAACTCAGGCGCGCCACCAGGGGCACAGTCACAGATCTGGAATTGATGCAGCGCACTCTGCAGGCTAAAAATCTTGGAATAGCGGTTGAGTCACTGCCTAAATTATTGGAGTTTGCCGCCGTGCGAGCGCAGCAAACAGGCGTATCGGTCGATTATTTAGTCAATTCTATAGTAAATGGTATTGGTCGTAAGTCGCTGTTGATACTCGACAACTTGGGTATCAGTGCAGTAAGACTAAAGGAGCAATTCAATGGTGCCTCTTTGGCCTCTCAAAGCGTAGGCGAGGTAACGCGCGCTGTAGCCAGAATAGCCCAAGAAGAAATGCAGAAAATGGGAGGCTATGTGGAAAACTCAGCTACTAAGGTCGATCAGCTGTCAGTTTCATACCATGAGCTTGGAGTAGAGATTTCTAAAACATTCGCTAACGTTGGCATAGTTGATGCACTGAAAGATTATGCGGATTCATTCAAAGATCTTTTTGAAGCATACAATAGAGGAATAACGGTAGCGCAGTTATACGAGGATAGACTCCGTAATCAGCAGGCTTTAATATCCGGAAATGAATTCGTACAACGTATATCGAATAAAGCCAAAGAAGAGCAAATACGACTTCTTGAGGCTGAGATAAAACGATCTGATGAATTGGTGACTCGCCGAGCGCAGTTTATACAATCACAGCAGGAAGTTGTTAATTCCATGAAGGAAGAACTTAAGCAAAATATCCTAGGTGATAGAGAGCTTGAGAAACAAATAGAATTAAGGAATAAAATAATAGCGACCAGTAAAGACGAGGCTTTATATGAGAGTCAATCTACGCAGATATTGCGTGCTAGGCTTCAAACATTGACTGCTGTCAATGAGGAAGAAGAAAAAAGCTTAGGGATTATAGAAAAACAGCGGGAGTTGATAAAGACTATAACTGACGAACAATCGAAGGCAACCACAGAAGAAGAAATTGCTGAACTTAATAAGGAACTCGATGAAGAGAATAAAGAACTACAACGTCTATTAAACCTCGGCAAGGAAAGGCTGGGACTTATTCAGAAACTGCAGGATAAATTAAAGGAACTGCGAGAAGAGCAAGAAAAGGCCAATAATCCTGAGCGAATACTTGAAATCAATGCAGCATTAGAGCAAACGCAAGCTGAGTTAAACGACTTATTGGGACTGGGTAAGTCTGTCACAAAAATGTTTTCGGAAATCCGAAAGCAACTTGATAATACCAAAATTATCGAAGGTTTATTCCCTAAAGATTCGAATGCTTTAAAAGGCTCCGCTGACAAATTATCAAAGGATTACATAGACAGATTAAAACAAAGTCTTGATGAGAGATTAAAAGCTGTTGGAAATGGAGAGGGAGCAATAGATTTAGGCATTAATATTAAAGTAGGTGAAAAACTTAAAGGCACTCCGTTTATAGGGCCAGACAGTAAGCCTACTGGTGGCCTGGTATTAGAGATTGTCCCTGATATTAAAGAGGATGCCTGGGATAAAATAGCAGAAGAATTTGCAAGGCATAGAAACGACCTAATCAGCACGGGGATCTTCAGTATAACCGATGTAATAACATCCGGCCTACAGGCCGAAGCTGATGCCTATGATCAACGTTTAACGCAGTTGAAAGATTACTACGATCAGCAGATTGCGTATGCAGGCGACAATGAACAAGCGAAGGATAGACTCAGACAACAAGAACAGAAAAAAGAGCGCAAATTAAGACTTGAGGCTTTCGAGGCCGATAAAGAATATAAGCGTAAGGCTACATTGATAAACGGCGCCGCCGCTGTTATTAATGCGTTTGCCACGTTGCCATATCCGGCTGCCATAGTTGCCTCTATAGCCATAGCAGCAGAGACGGCCGCACAATTGGCAAATATCAATAAACAACAGCCTAGATTCGCCAAAGGCGTCATTAATTTGCAAGGTCCTGGTACTGCCACGAGCGATTCTATACAAGCTAGACTGTCAAAAGGTGAATCAGTAATGACAGCAGCAGAGACAAGAGGATCTTTCCAAGTTCTCAAAGCTGTTAGGGCTGGTAAACTCAATGATGAGGTCATGAAAGAAATTGTACGGGGTTCAACCGGAGGAAGTCAATTTGTGGGGCAAACTTTCGATGCTTCGCCGATTGTGAATGAAATACGGGAACTCCGTAAATCACAACCAAATTACGCAAAGGATTACGGTGTTTTATACGAAACTCGACAAAGCACTGATAACTTTAAAAGAAAGGCTCGATCTAAATCTATGAGCATATGATTTGGAGATTTAGATTAAATAACGCTACTCTCGGAGAATTGACTATAAGTGAGCCAGATGGTTGGGAAGATGGCAAACTCCGTATGGAGCGCGATAAACAATTCCACTCATTATCAAAATATTTCGCCGGATCATTTATTTTCTATGGCGACACCGGAAGCGCTAACGGAGGATATGATTATCTATTATCAGCCGACGCGCTAGGTATTGATGAGATTGTGCAATTTCTTGCAGATTATTCTTTGGATGCAGTGTCATATACGAATGTGTTCGATGGGCAAGTGGATTTGGAGTCATTGGTGCAAATGCCTAATGGAAGGATTCGCGCAACGGTCATACGAAATGATCTATGGGCAAAATTCATATCCAGAATAAATACTCCAGTTAATTTACTATCGGCTTCCGATTTGGATGGAAATCCGCGCTCGATATATACGCCTTGTAGCTTAATAGGTCGTAGTCAAGTGGTCCAATATAAGGGACAATATGAACGCGAATTTTCTACCACCTTTCCATCTGGAATTGGATTCGGATTACAGCTGAATTGGGATAAGACGATTATTGACGATCTTAATAAGAGTTCTATATCTGAAGTAAAAGTAGATATAGGGTCAGATCCAGGATTTACTGACTATGATAATTCTTCTGTGGTAGGGTTATTTCAGGCCCCCTGGGACGGAGAATATACATTTTCAATAGGAGCTGAGAGTGCGGTATTATTTACAAATTGGGTTGCGAATTCTGTTGAAATATTTATAAGGAAGTATACTGACACATCGCCACTTGTTAATGGATCGGGTATACCAAGAACGTTTGTGTCGTATGGTCCAGATGCAGTTGTTAAGCATGAAGGATCAAAGACATTGACACTTTATAAAGGCGAAGAAGTTATAATAATTGGATTCGCCGCGTCCGGCAGTGATAGATGGACATTTTTCGGAACCAAAAGAAGAAAATGGAAAACAGATGTTGCCGTTGCAACGACATCAGCTATAGTGCTATCCGGTGAGCAGACCATCGATGGAACTTTAACAAGTTCGTCGAGAGTTTTAGTAAAGGACCAAGGTAATTTAAATGAAAATGGGATCTATGTAACTGCATCAGGCGCATGGAGCAGGGCGTCAGATTCAGATACCGTTTTTGAGCTTATAGACGCGGCTGTATATGTAACAGGCGGCACAAATAATAGTGCCACGTATTGGCAGCAGACAAACGAATCATTAGAATCTTTCTCCAGTGATCCTGTGTTTTGGACTTTGATAGATCTTGACGACGAAAAAGTGCGGCCTTATCCCGGGCCTGGTACTCCTATGTCATATTTAAATGTCACGGCGAACACCTCATATCCGACCACATATCCCACTGGATTCTTAATACATGATGCCGCCGCCGCTATTTGTGACCGAATTATAGGTAAAAATGATTCTTTTTACTCTCAGCTAATGGGCAGTTTCTATACATCCGTATCTTACCCCTCCAATGGCTGCTATTGGCCCTATTTCATAACGCGCGGGCTTCAACTCAGAGGCTTTGATATAGACATTAAGCCTATCAGTATGTCATTTATGGAATGGTGGAATGGGCTCGATCCTATTTTGAATTTAGGGCTCGGTACAAAAATCATAGATGGAGATGAAAAAATATTCGTAGACAAAAAGGAAAATTTCTATGACGATTCCACGACTTCTGTAGATTTCTATAATCTGCAATTCGAAAGAGAGTATGACGAGGATAGGAATTTTAACAAAATAACTATAGGGTTTGAGCAATGGAAATCGGAATCTGTTTCAGGCATTGATGATCCACAAACGAATCACGTCTATGCATCCAGGTTTAAGAGAACCGGAAAAGAAATAGTTATCCAAAGTAAATTTGTGGCTTCGTCTGCTGCTATTGAATTTACTCGTCGCCAGACATTGGAAAAGACCTCTGATTATAAGTTCGACAATGATACATTTATCATTGCTCTAAATCCTATTCCTTCGGAGGGGCTTTACCCCATACCCGCAACCTATATACCGTTCTTCCCTGAATTTAACGAGAGATTTACTTCGGTCACAGGCATTTCAAGTCCAGAGGCTAAGTACAATTTAAGACTCACGCCGGCGCGTAATTTACTGCGATGGCTACCCTATATAAATGCCGGACTACAGGCATATGTTGGCTCTACGTACAAATTCCAATCCGGAGAAGGCAATTTTGATATGGTGTCGGAGATGAGTGAATTTGACTGTGATCCTGCATTTTTCGACAGTTTGCCATTATCAGAAAAGCAGGACATACCTGTGACGGATATCTGCATTACAGTATCCACCAGGGCCCGCGATATCCGTATACCGATGTCAATTGATGAGTTTATTGCCATTGACTCCTCTCCACAAAAAGCAATAGGCATAAGCCAAACTGACTCAAACCCTGTAAAATTGTTAATTGATGTCCTGGACTATAACTTTGCCAAGGGGTATGCAGTTGTTACCGGGTGGTTCAAAGAGCTTTATTCATTGAATTTAGCTACCGGCTCGATCTCTCAACCGGTCTGCTTTGGACGTTTCGACGCCCCATGCGGGGATGATAGCATCTTGTCCGAGGATAACGATTACCTGGTATCTGAGGACGGAGAATGTCTGGAATTAGAATAGAATTAACAATTTATGAAAAAAATAGCTACATTAGCGTTGATTTTAACCATGTTCGCCTCGTGCGAAGACACCAACCAAATCCAGCAATGTCCGTTTGTAATGATATTTAGCGACGCATTACCCATACAGGTCTGGCAAGGCGATTGTGCTACACACAATGAAAGTATACCATCAGGGTATTTTAAGCGCTGCTTTTATGCGCCTTGGTTGTGTTCAAAGCCGGTAAAATTCCAATTTCAATACGTAGACCCCGGTAATTATACCCTCACTGCAATCCATTCAGAGGACGGATCTGAAATATCGACCATTCCGTTTGAACAGGAGGGGGTTAACCTCCTGCCAAATCTCGAATTCACGAATGAAAATTTCACAAGTTCAATAACTCCCTGGGAGTCGTTCCCAGGTTCAAATGCGAGCACGCAACAGGGGTGGGTATGGGCAAGCGATGGTGGTTTGGGTACTGCCTCAGCTAATTCAACCATTACCGGCACAGGCGTCGCTAAGGAGGCCACTAAATACCTATCGGCTGCTCGGCCAGGGGGCGGAAATTGGCCGGCCGGATCATACCTATTATCGGTTCGTCTTAGGAATGCGTCAACATACGGCGGTTCTGGCGGTGATAATATTGGATTGAACGTTTGGGGCATGGATAGCATGATTGAAAATGTGATTCTGACGGTTACGGGCGGCCCTGGCAGTATACCACGGGATAATGCTTATCATACATATATGTTTTTTGTCACTCTGGATAAGCCATATCAGTATATCGGTTTTACATGCGTTCGACAGGGTGGCGGGGGAACGTTTGCCATTAAAGCAGATTTTGATTTTATCGTGATAGATTCGGCTCCAGCTGTATATGAAAAATACATTTTTACGGCTGACTATGACCTCTTGACTGCACCCGGGTTTGAGTGTGGTGAACGCATCCGATTCGATATAAATGACGAGAGCGCGAGCCCTTCATTGATCGGCCACACGGATGATATTCAGACGACCGATGACCAAAACGAGCTTGTTACTATTGAATACTCAAATCCGACAGACTATAATGGTCTTTCATATACTAGCATAGCGGACACATTTACTATTTACATACCGGCCGTATTCTTCAGGCAAAGACAAACCGAAGAGGTCGAAGTGGTGGAGTTGTCCACCAAAACTGAGGTTACATCATCCAAAATTAAGACTCAACGTTATTTAGAGACTGGATATATGCCTGAGTATATGCACAATAAAATGGGATATGTTCTTGCTCATAAAAACCTAGAAATATTAGGTAAAAAGTGGAAAAAGGAAGAGGGGTATGAGCGCAGCGACGTAAACCGAATGCACGAATCCAGAAAAGGTTCGGTATGGCTTACAGAGGCAGATACGATCGTGCGAAATGTTTAGAGCTTTTGTAATAAAAATATGTCCCTTAGGGGAAACAGACAGGGTTTCAATTTTTTAAAGTAAATCAAAATGGCAGATGTTTTTTGCGATGACAATCAGCCCGACTATGTACAGCTCGAATGCGGTTCAGAACTCGGCGGCATCATCGCTATAGCCTTAATACAGCCAGGAACTGCAGATCCAACCGTCGAACAATTGCAGGACCCGGACTGGTGGAATTCTCAGATTAACGCATCCCCGCAGACAGCTTGGGTTATTAAAGACACCCGCGGGAGCAAGGCGCCAGGCACGCCGGTTGAGGAAGAGGGTTTTGGCCTTGTTCCGACTGAGCGTACAGGTGACGACAATGAGCTCGTATATGAAGCTCTGGGGATCATGAAAAACCGCGATTTCGTTGCCGTTTCGAACAAGAAACGCAATTGGAAGCTCGTGTATGTTACGGCTGGTTTCGGTCAATCCGAGGGATCAAGTCCGGAAGTCGAAGGATATGAGGCATTTTTTGCTAAGAACGTCAGCAACTATATGTCAGAGAACATTGAACAGTCCATCAAAAGCCGCAAGCGCTGGAGTGGTTCTGCTAAATGGTCTACTGATATGACACCTGCGCTGCCCTTCTACGCGCCCGCTGAAATCTTCGCTAACTAAACGGGGAAGGTTTTCTTCCCCCTTTTTTACACTTATGCTTTTCGATACTCCGGAATTTGCCAACAAGCTCAAAGCAATCATGCGTGATGGCGAGAGACATCCTTTATATAAGGAAATGACTGCTCACGCTGAAGCTATGGCCGTCCATATGGAGGGCGACAAGCCTCTTTATTTGTTAGAGCGAGCGCGCCCGCGGGAAGACGCCGAAGTGAAGCAATACCGGCTGGATAACTATGAGCCAACCACATTTTCAGCCGCCGGAAAAGCGATCGACATTGCCAAAAAGGTGCTTAACGATAACCTCTTCTCTATCCGATGGAAGGAGAAAAACGAGGATATTGAAAAGCTTGAGAAATACACTTTTCAATATTATCCTCAGTTCAACTCACTGGCCAACTACAACAAGAGTGTTACCGTTCCGAAAATGCTGGTTGATCCTAATGCGATCCAGGCGGTTAAGCCGCGGGTTATTCCGAAAAATCAGTCTGAGCAGATAGAGCCTATTATCGTAATCTATGCATCCGAAAATGTGTATTGGTACGATGATGAATGCTATTTGATCTTTCTTTCAGAGCGCGAAGATGAGCGTGTTAAGAAGTACAAGTTTGCCTATTACGACGCAAACTGGTATCGCGAATTTGAGGCATGGTATAATTCACCGGACCAATCTATAACAGTAGTAGACATTACATTTTACCAGACAGATTTCGGCGATATCCCGTGCTGGCCTCTTCGCGGCATTGCTAAGACAGCGCCCAGCGGGGAGGTATACTGGCAATCGTTCTACAGAGCCGCCCTTCCGGAGTGGAATCTGGCCGTAATCCATGAATCCGACCTTCTTGGTGCGTACATCAATCACTTGCATCCAAAGATGTATGAGATGGCTGAGGAATGTAATTACGCTAAAGAAGTGGGCGGCATTGCTTACCGATGCTTTGGCGGCACTCTACAATATCCAGGTAAAGACGGAAAGCAGATTATGCAAGAATGCCCCAGCTGTAAAGGCAGTGGGTACGGGTCAGTTAAGAGCCCTTATGGAGCGTATCAATTTTCGAGGAAGAAATTAGAGGAGGGCACGCCATCCGCACTTCTTCCGGTGGGATACATTACAATTCCTACTGACGCTACAAAGATGCTGGAGGAACGCACCCGGGAAAAAGTAAACCGTGGAATGTGGGCTATCAATATGGAGGTCGAAGACACGGTCGGCGCCATCCAATCGGGTATTGCCAAACAAATCGATCGTAGCGGTCAATATGATACACTAGCGGCAATCTCAGATGCCGTGTTTGACTGGAATTTCCAGAATCAGTACTATTTCATCAATAAGTATATGTTTTCGGTGAAGGCGCGCAGTACACGATATGATGAAGATATAAACTTACCGGAAATCAATAAGCCGGCTCAATTCGATGTGGCCAGCAGTTCCGAGTTGATCAATGACTACAAGTCGGCGAAAGACAGCGGATTGGATCGAAATTTCCTACGAACCAAAGAGATAGAAATACTATCGCGCGATCTGACAACGAATCCCGATTTGAAAAAGTATCAGATTACCATGTTGTCGCTTGATCCGCTACCAGGATTTACCACCGATGACATCCTGGCGTTGACCGCGGAAGGACTGATTCTGAAAACAGATGGCGCCATTCATTCGAATTTAAAACCGTTTATGGATCGGGCAGTGCAAGAGCATAAGGATTTTATTTCGCTCGATAAACAAGAGCAAGTTAGGATTTTTGAAGCATACGCCATTGAGCTGCTTAAAAAGGCAGAACCTGCAATTGATCCGGTCGTCATGAATGTAGATCCTAAAGCGGCTGCATGACCCCGGAACAACTCGCCAGGCAAATTGAAAAACTACTACTCGATGCTAATGATGCCTTCGGCGTAAAACTTATCGCCATTCAGGGTGATTTGTACGATCAACTTACGGTGCTGCTGCGCCGATTGGATTTAACTGCGGATGGTTATATTAAGCAAAACTCCGACAATCGAAAGATATTACGCGAGGTGAAGGGCAAGTTTGATAAAATCCTTTCGAAAAGTGGATATCAAGGCGCCATTGAAAAAAACCTTACCGCGGCCTCAGCGGTAAATGCCTTGAACGAAGAGTATTTCGCCACAATATCAAAGGCTTTTGCGCCAAACCGGCTTTTTATACGCGACCTGCAGGCTCAAACTGTTGATACAATCAACAGCTATTTGCTAAAGGACGGTCTCGCAGCACAGGTTAAGCTACCATTGAACGAGATACTAAATCAAAACATTAATGGCGGCGGGTCGTTTTCCGGTATGCAGCAGCAGCTGGATGTCTTCATTAAAGGCACTCCCGACGCAGATGGACGGCTTTACCGATATGCGAAAGGTATTCTTCGTGATACGCTTTTCCAGTATTCAAGAACCTACCAGGCTAGCGTGGTGGAAGATTTGGGATTAGAGTGGTATAGGTATGTTGGGGGTATCATCGATAAAACCCGAGAATTTTGTTCCGATCGGAATGGAGGATATTTCCATCAGAAAGAAATTGAATCATGGGCATCGCTGAGCTGGACCGGCAAGAATCCTTTAACAACAGAAAGTAGTATCTTTACGTATGCTGGAGGGTATAATTGCGTACACCAAATAGTACCCGTGCATATCTCAATAGTGCCTCAAGAATGGGTAATTCGAGCACGAGACCTAGGATTTGCGGCATAAAAAAAGATTCCCGAACGCCTTCCAGGAATCTTTACCTCTACTATATTTTTTGTTTATTAGGTAGATAAAGGTACTCATTTTTTAAACACAAAATCTATGATTACACAAAAACCAACCGGTATTGATGAAATACGGGTACAGGACCGAGAAACAGGATTGGTCCGAATGATTAACCGGCGATCTTATGAGCTAGCGCAGAAGAAGTACATTCTTCTTCGCCCCGGGCAAATGACGGACAAAGAAATCCAAGAAAAGGAACGTCAGGAAATGGAAGAGCTCCGCCGCGAGAATGCACGATTGAAGGCTGAAGCTCAAGCGGCAACTCAGCAGCAGACTGCTGATGAAGAGCAAGGTCAGGAAGAATCAGAAGAGTCCAACGAAACGGTTGAAGAAACCGGCACCGAAGAAACACCCATCCGTAGAAAACCAGGTCGTCCCAAAAACGCCCAAACAGCAGAATAATGAAGCTACAAGATTTTTTTACGCGCGTTATCAAAGATAAGGCGAAAATCAATAATGCGGATTTCGATAAGTTTATCGCATCGCTGCCTGACGGCGAGTTCCCCGATGAACTTGTACCCGAATTCGAAAACAATTTCATGACCATGGATCGCGCCATAGCGCACCCGGATGTCAACAAAAAACTGAGATTCCAGATATTAAACCCGGTTGAGGAACGCGTTCAGGGATTGATTGAGCTTATCGATAAAATAGATCCTCACACCGCCATTGAGCTTTCAAAACTTACCCGCACAACAGCCAGCGGTCAAGTGGTCGCCGATACATACAAGACATTGGAGGCGCTACGGGACGTAATTCCCAAAATCATCGAAAAGAAAACGAAAATTTCCACGAGCGACGAGGAATTGAAAAAACAACTCGCGGCCAAGGAGCAAAGTATCGCCGAGCTCATGGAGAAGTTCACAAAAGTGGAAAATGAATACAAAACCAAGGAAAAGACTATTGCCAGTGAGTACGACCAGAAGTACAAAAACTTCCGCCTGGAAAGCGAGTTGGAAAAGCGGGCAAATAAATTTACATTTGCTGAGCACTTCGATAAGGATGATGTCCGAGGAGTGCTTACAAAAGCTAAATTAAGCGAATTGAAGGGTAGCAACATCCTACAGCTCGTAGAAAACAATGGGAAAGAAGACGTGCAGGTATTTTCTATCGGCGCGGACGGAAATCCAACACCGAGATTTAACGGTAACACTCCAGTTACCATCGATTCTTTACTGGAAGAGGCTTTTAAGCCCTACCTAAAGCAATCAAATGCTGGCGCGCCCCACAATGGTACCCAGACCACAACCACTCGTACATATCCAACAAACGACACTGGCACCGCACCGCGGCAAGGCCGGTCTACGGCGGTTGTTTAACCAAACAAATCAAAATGAAAACTTTTTTCAAGCTGCTTTTTTATAGCGGACTTATTGCATCATTTTTTACGCAAAATGTGGCGCTTGGCGCTGTATCCATCGGTGGTCTGTACTTCGTAAATGCGAAATCGTTTGCGATGACAGGCTTTGCTTTCGCTCCGATATTTCCGGTTAATCTCGTGGGCGCCTGCGAGCCTATTGTAGAAGAGGCTGCCCGCCTAGCTGGGCAAAATTACGCGTTTAATCTTCAGAAAAGGACAGGTGCTCTCGATGCTATCACATCGCCAGAGAATACAGCTGGCGCGGTAGATGCAACTCTCTTATCCTTCGACTCTGAGCGCAAAACTGGACAACTGAAAGTATATTACGATCAGCGTACAAAAGATTGCCAGATTACTAACGACTGTGATCAGTCAGTTTGTGATCCTGGCTCGACACCTGTACGGAAGTCATTCATCGTAACCATTGATAACTGTATCAAGACACCGGTACGTCTTTACAGCAATGAGGAAATGGTAGTGTTATGTAAAGATCCCGCTACCTGGATGCGTGAACGTGGATTTAATGATCTTCGCGCTGCCCGAGAAAAACTCGATCAGTACATACTGGCTGAATACGACAATCAGATCGGCGTAAACTATGAGTGGGACGGAACAACCACTGCAGCCGGTAGCTACAAAAATGTGCAGCTTCTCGCCACCAGCGGTGGTCAGCAACTGCCTCTACCGGGTAACTGGGGAGATGTTATTCTCGATTATCAGAATAACCAGCTCACCGGCACGCCGCTAATTTTCGGCCAGGGCAACTATCAGAAATTCGCTCAACTCCACAGAATGTCTTGCTGTAATAGCGCAACACCTTACGGAGAAGCAGTTGTCGATGGCGATTCACGTTTCTACCTTGATCAATCGGCTAATTCTGTTTTGGGTTCTAACCGTTTCATTGTAACAGCTCCGGGCGCGCTGCGCTTGGTTACATTCAATGAAAACAGAAACCTTGACATCCGCCAGCCTACCGAAATGCACATCGTCGTACCTGATCCTGCCGGCTATCCTTTTAGCTGGAATTTGGACTGGTATTTTGACAACTGTACAAAGAGTTGGAAAATGATGTACTCGCTCCATTGGACAGTATTCAATACTTTCCGTGCGGATTCGTTCGCTGGCGACGGCGCTGGAGATTCTCCGGACACTTCGCCGGATTGCGCAGATTCATTGCTTGGAATGCTTGGCGTATTCGGTTACACCGCTACCGCAGCATAATTGGCCTGCTTCGACAACTATATCGGTATATCTCGATTCCTGGGAGAAAGCCGTAGCGGTTTATACGTTACGGCCCTTCCAGGGGTCGATATTCGCGTTTTAGACGCACTCACTACAAAAGAGCAAGCGGATTTTAAAGAATTTTGGTCTGATATTTATAAACGTGCGTGGGATTCGCTGCTATCTGCTCTGTCCTCTCGAATGCAGAAACAGTTTCATGTAGATTACAAACTTGTTTCACGTGAAACAAGCCAATTCCAAGCCAATACTAATGATTCGTGGCAAGATTCGGGTATATTGATTCGCTTCGATATGCCGAAATACGCCGTATTGCATGTTATATCAGTCGGTGTATGGGCCGAAGAGCCTTACAGTAGTCCGGGATTAGTGATTGAATTCAAAGATGAAGATCAATTTGGTGAATTACTTCATCAAGTAGATGCTGAAGTCACGCTTGGCCGTAATACGATAAACGTGGATCGTGATTTTGAGACTAACCAATTGTTTATCAGCTATGATTCGTTATTGTATGGCTTGCGGAAAACGGATAATAAAGAATACGATACAGGATACGCCTATTACGATAAATTATTTTGCACCCTTTCCTGCGGATGGGGCGATGGCGAAATACGCCAGGTAAACGGTGGCGGCCTAAATGTGAAGTTTAACATTCGGTGTTCCATTGAGAAATTTCTATGTGAGAACATCAACCTATTCAAGATGCCCCTCTGGTGGCAGTGCGGTCTACAATTGATTCATGAGCGCCGGTATGGCAATCGGCTGAATGAGTTTACGACTATGTCTTTCCAGGATGCCGAGTCTATGGAAGGTAAATATCAATTTGAGTTTGATAGAGAACTTGACAACGCTATCGGCTCGCAAAGAATTTATGAAGATCCGGTATGTTTTCAATGCAACGGGATCGTGTCAACAAAAAATATCATACCATGATAAAGTATTGCAGCTGCGGAGGTAAAAAGGGCGGTAAACGTGGTGGCCGTGGCAAATGAGATCACGGATTTTATAGGCAAAGTGATTGCTTTCGCTAAGAACGAGCAGAACACGCGCGCGGCGATTACTAGTGTCATGGCTGTTCACAAACCGCGTATTTTTGAAAAGGGATTAGATCGCAATGGCTCGCAGATAGGGGTTTATAGCACGACCCCGATATCTATTTCGAAAAAGAATCAAGCTCGACAGACTGGGCATACCTATTTTAAAGGCGGTTATGATGAGTATAAACGAGATATCGGTAAGAATCCAGGATTTGTAAACTTGCGTAACACCGATCAAATGATGCAAGATTACGGCATTGTCGGTAGTGGTCAGTCGCTTGGATTCGGATTTCAGAATAAAAACAATGCCGACAAGTCTCAGTGGCTTCAGGACAAATATGATCGCGATATATTTGATTTGTCGGATGGCGAGCTGGAGGTATTAGTCACAGTACTTGAAACAAAGATCGCGTCAATTTGATCCGCATAACATCCCATATTGACAAACTTATACGCAATGCCTTTCCTGGCGCTGGGTTGAATATTATGGGACTTGCGGAGTTGGTGTCAAAAGAAACTTCGCGATACCCCGTAACTATTCAGACTCGCGAAAAAGTGGCGATAGACGATCGTTTCGACGGGCTTGTATATCATCGTGTAATTTCCAACACGAATACCATAAATGACGATTATAGCTATGGCCTTCGTATTGCTATACAGAATAATCCGGTGCTGCGTACTTTTCTGGCATACAAGGTAGATAAGGGAGAATCTTTTAAATATGCGCTTCGGAATATATTCCCGGGGATTATTACATTAACGGGTTTTGAATACATTAACGTCATCCCTTCCGGATTTAATGAAGATCACGAAGCTATAATGCGTGAGGAATTTACGAATGTTTCATATCATAAGCATCGATTACCGTGGAACGTAGTATCCTTTGATAATACTTTTGAATTTGTATTGTGTAAATATGATTGCTTACAGAACATATAAAGGCGGCCGGCTTGATTTAAAGCATTACAAAGGAAAATCCATTGTGAACTACGAATTCACGATAGATTGCCCTGAAGGTACCGTATATTTCGATGATTACGTGCAGATAGAGTTAAGGATGTTCGAAAAGCTTCACGGAACTGGTGTATTCACGACCATATTAGATGTTTCAAGCCCATCTGATGTATTGCTGTGGAACCAGGACAAAGAGTCTATGGATCTTCTGCAAAAGCCGTATTACCATGAATGTGTAGGCGTGTATGCTTCCGGAGAAGAAGATATATTGTTTCACGGAGTTAGTTTAATATTGTAATGGGATCAATGAAGTTTTCTGATTTCGACATATCTTCAACGCTTGATGATTTTTTTATTGTCGGCCTACAAGGAGGTGATAACAGACAAGCGCCATCCACATTATTAGCCGATCTTTTTTCCGAATTATTGGTTGATAAAGGCCTAGAGCTAGATAGCGATAAATACACTCTATCATTTGGTGAGAATATTTCTGTAGAAGATAGTTCTTGGTCTGCATTCTTTGGAGAGAATCACGTCATAAACGGAATATTTAACGATGGTATTGTAGCCGGCGAAGATCACTTTTCTGAGGGCATCGCTGGCAATAACGCTATATTCGGAAGAGACAATAAATTAACCGGCACAGGAACCAAGAATTTCAACATGATGGCCGGTGATAACAACGAGATATCGGCAAGTGGAGTAAATTCGTCAATAGGCAATTTTATAATGGGCATCGGTAATGTTATTGACGAATCAAGCAATAGCGCAATTATAGGAACTGGTATAACCTTGAGCGGCGTCGATGAGACATTAGCAATAAACAATTTACTGATAAGCAATTTAACAAATGCTTATCTGGGTACTGATTCTGATGGAAATGTAATAGATGTTGGCGTTCCATCACCCGGGATACAGGCTGTCATATCAACTGACGGCGTACTGACTGACAGTCTGTCAACCATAAGCGGTCCGAATGATATTGTAATGAATTTTGGGCAAGCTCCATCAGGAATTTTAGGACTTGAGTTTTATTCGCAACAGTTTGTTTTAGGATCTGATGAATTATTCCTGACCAATGTAGCGAATGATCTGTCTATTTTATTTGACTCTGTATCCGATCCCCTTAATCCAGTAATATTAGTATTTGGTGATGTCCATCAACAAGATGGCATATTCGATTTCCAGTCCACGCCGACGGTTGGAGGCCAAACTCTAGCAACAGAGACTACTGCTGGAATTATCGCTTCAGATCGCATTGATGCATCGATATGGAAGGATACTGTCGCTGCGGCCAGCACAGCCAATGTGAATACCTCTAATGCCGGAACTACTATGGATGGCGTAGCCATAAACACATTAGGATTAAGAGTATTGCTGAAAGATCAAATTACTGGATCACAGAATGGCATATATCAAGTGACAGCCACAAGTCCAAATGTTGTATTGTCGCGTGCATCTGACTTTGATAGTTCCGGATCTATATCTGTAAAATCTAATTCGCGAGTTCCCGTAAATTCTGGTACGGTTAATGGAATGCGGGTATTTAAAGTAAGTACGCCTAATCCTATAACCGTTGGAACTACTGCTATATCATTTGTTGATGCTTTCTATACACCTTGGGATATTGCTATAGATAATGACTTAAAGGGATTGGTATTAAAATCTTCTAATGGTCATTACTGGCGGTTTACGGCTGATAATTCGGGTGTCATGTCTGCCGGTGCGGATATAGGCACGTCATTACCTTAAAAAATTATATATGAGGCCAATACAATTTACAGGATCTTTATCGCAACGCCGTAGATCAGTGGTTCCAACGCCACCCGACAATTCGCCGAACGGTTTAGGTGAGGGCATTGAATTTGATTTGCCAGCGTACGAAATGCGTGTGGGCACTTCCTATAATCTCGGTATTACGCCGCCTACAGGATACTCGGTAACATGGGCCATACAAGATGCACATTCCCTCATGCCTGGTCGGACGCCGCGGGTTTTACTTACGGGAACGGGCAATATTGCCTCCTGGACGCCGACCACGTCCGTAGATTTAAACAATCGCCACCTCTTCATATACCTCACCGCGATAGTCACGAAAGGGACTAATTCCTTTATGCGCCGGAGTAAAAAAATACGTGTTGCCCCGCCGCGCGTAACCTCAGAGGCAGGATTCAATGAAGTATGGGATTTTAGCGCGAATGGTGGCTCGAAAGTCACGTATTACACCAAAACTGGCGTAAACATGACGAACTATAAGATAGGGGTTAAGGGTACCGCGCCGAACCTGTCGGCGTGGCTTGGGCTGCAAGAATTCGTCAGCAATAACCCAGACCAGCCGGTAACCATTCAGAACGTACCAGGTCAAAAGGCTGTCGTCAATCACACAGGCTCCAATTATGGACTTAAAATAACACTGGGCTGCCAAAACCTATTTATAGATGGCGGCGGCGATCCGAATATACCTTACGGTATAGAATTTCATGTAAATTCACCGGGAGCTCAGATCATTTACATTGAAGGATGGGGATCATCGGCAGCGGCCGGAGCAAAGAATATCGCGCTCAATAGAATCTACTGCAATGGGCACGAAAAGGTTCTTGGCGCAGGCATAGAACTCGCCACTCAGAATACTGCGGGGTTAAACTATGATAGTGGGTTCACCACTGATGGCCACAGCTTTACTGACTGCTTCGTAGAGGGTACGTTAAGTGAGGGTAATTACATCGGACGGTTTACTGATAATCAAGGGTATGCGCCAATAACCCATTTGACTATTCTTCGGATGCACACCAAGCGTACCGGCGCGGATGGTATTCAGGTCGGATTAACTCGGGAAAGTGAGATTTCAGAGTGCATTATTGAGGATGCTGGGTTTAAGCTGGACGACAACCACAGCAATGCATTCCAGTTGAATCCGGGCAATAAGAACGTGTATTGGTTCAGAAACAAAGTCCTCAGCGCAACCTATACGCTTTCAATGAATACTGGAATTCATGCCGGCAATCAGGAAATATTTTCCAATTTGTTCGTCAACAAAACGGCGAATATGGAAAGTAATTTCTATTTGGGATTAGCGCAGAATACAGCTCAGGACGGATCTAGTATAGATGTTAAGATTATCCATAACACTATCGTATCACCATCCGGAAAAGCTGGCAATGTGCCTTTTTATATTGCGAAGGCGACTTCGGGTGTCACGACAACATTCCGAAAGTTAATCATTGCTGACAACGTGATTATCAACAAGGACACAACACAGTATGCCACACTGAATAGCCCTAACCTCAGTGAGGCCGTGATTGATAACTACATCACCACTAGTTCTGCGGCGCCTATGTTTAAAAGTTATAGCGCTGGAGACTACAATATAAACTCTCTGAGCAGTCCTAACTATCAGAGTGTAAGCGGCGCATATATTGCCTCACATCCTCTCGCTGCAGAGGACATTGACGGATATCAATTCAAACGTCCGGTTAACGGGGCTTATTCTGGTGTATACTTAATGACCTAACGAAAAAATCATGGATATAATTGAAATTTTAGGCTTGCCGACCGAGTTCCGCGAGGAAATAATTGCCGCTGTTGCACAGCATTTTCGTAATCAAAGCAAAGCGATGCTTCAGAGGCAGGGTATTCAAAAGCCGGCTGAGATAGATTTGAGCGATGAGGCTCTTATTGTGGAGGCTCTAAAGCAACAAATCATTGCCCTGTGGAAAAAAGATGTACAGCTTAAAAAGGCCACTGCTGCCCGACAGGAGGGATCAGACGAGGTAGATCGTAAAGTAAAATCAGTGAGGAAAACTGTATAATGGCGAAACGTTGCGCTCCTTACGGAACATGCAAGCCTATACCGTATTGGCTTGATGCCCTTTATGGCAACACTGGATCGGTGACTCCACCCACAGCACCGACAAATATTAACTTGCCCAATATTTCGGGCACTCAGCAAGTCGGTTCAGTTTTGGTTGCTAATGAGGGGGATTGGTCCGGTGTGCCTTCATCGTATACATTTCAATGGAAGCGAAACGGGAGTAATATATCCGGCGCCACCGCCTCCACGTACTTATTAACGCCAACGGATTATAATACAATGATCACCGTTACTGTAACGGCTATAAACTCGGCCGGATCTACGCCTGCGACATCTTCGGCAACATCCAATATTTTACCATTAGCTCCGGTAAATACCGTCTCACCTGTTTTATCGGGTACTGAATTCGTGGGTAATCTTCTGTCATTAACAGACGGCACATGGACTTCTCAGGCCAGTATAACATATTTGTATAGTTGGACGAGGTCTGGAATAACTATTCCTGGCGCTACTACAAATACGTATATGTTAACGGTAAATGATAAAGGCCAGGTTATTAAAGGGATCGTTACTGCTACCAATTCTGGGGGCGCCACCAATTCTGAATCTAATGGCACTGGCGCAATTATTGAATTGCCATATAATATTGATCCACCGACTATATCAGGAACAACTAAGCCAGGTAATACGCTAACCGCTCAATCCGGAAATTGGGGCGGGTCTACGCCTATTAATTATACCTATCAATGGAAACGAGATGGTGTCAACATATCCGGCGCGACTTCAAATACGTATATCGTAACGTCTGGTGATATAGGCAAATCTTTGACTGTTTCTGTTACTGCGGCCAATACCGGCGGATCAGCCACTCAATTGTCAAACTCACTTGGACCCGTGACAAGCGACCGGTATCTAGCCCAAAATCAAGCAATACTTAAGCTTATTTTTGGTCAGAGTAACGCTGTAGGTTTTACCAATACGGATGTCCCCGTTGCTGAGCAGCAATTTCCGATAGATCAAGTTTTCATTGAGCGAGCCACAAACGATGGATTTGAAACGCTCGACTATGGAACGAATAACCAAGGCAACCTCTTTGGCATAGAACTTTCCGAGGGCTTAGCGCTGAAGAACATATTCAAGAAGCCAGTATTTATCGCGAAGGTGGCTGTTTCTGGCGCGCCGGTTAATCAGGAAGACGGCAGACAGGACTGGAATGTAAATACCGCCGAGCTCGCGCTTCAGGGTCTTAATGCTGGTTTGGCCGCTCAAAGTCATGTTGTAGCCCGCGGTTACGAACCATACGTGATATTGGATTGGCTGCAGTATGAACGTGATTGCAAGGATGCCACATTCGCCGCTGGATGGAAGCCAAATTTTACCGCTCTGGTTAATTATTTCCGCGCAAATGGTCTTAATATACGCGCCATAGTGTTGAATAAAGTTAATTTAAGCCAGTCTGCCGGTACATTGACGGACCGGACAACGGTTAGTCAGGGCGTCATTGACTACGCGGCCGAGCACAGTGGCGATACGTTCCTGATAGACATGAATAATTATAATTTCATTGGTGGATTTAACGACAACGTACATTATCCCGGGTCACAGATTAAAATAATCGGTGAAGACTTCGCTGCAATCACTCGCGATCAGGTGTTTTCTGATGGATTTTATATCCCCACGTATAGCGCCGACGTACAAGGTGTTATAGACCGTTTCGCATCGACCCCTCCTGCCGGATATATCAGCGCAATTCAGACGCTTGTGGATGGATGGATATCAGATTATGTATGGCAATATGTAACTGATTTTACGTTCTATGGCATGGATACAGAGGCGAATTCTTTACGACCTTGGAAAGGATTGAGTACAGAGGTTAATCATGGAGCTACGCATGTACCGAAAGTTGGATTCGATTTTAATGGGACTAGTAGTTACATAGATACAGGATGGATACCGTCAACTATGGGATTTGGTCGGTATAATATCAACAATGCCTTATTCGGGTGGCATGTTGTTACCAATGATACGCCTGGTACAGGCCGCTCTATAGGCGGTGTTTACTCCAGCTCTTCTCTTCGTATGGGTATCGCTCAGGCTTCGGCAACGAGTGTGCTTTTCCGTGTTAATTCGGGTAACTCCGGTAGCACGGCGGCCATAGCTACTTTCGGTGCAAATAATCTATATCTGGCCAAGCGAAATGCATCGTCTGGTTCTACTTCGACCACACTATATCAAGGATCAACAGGAATCGTAGATGCGAATGCGGCCTCTCAAGGTCTACCGACGCATAGTTTATATTCTGGTGCTGTTAATAATGCCGGTTCACCTTTGGCCGGGTCGTATTTTGACGGCCGGTTATCGTGCCGTTTATGTGCTGCTTCAGTGGATTCCTCGCTGACGCTGATCGGAATTTCGAATATCATTTCCCGATATAACACCTTCAAAACAGCCATAGCCGCTCTATGAGAACGAATATCCTATACTATATAACGGGATTTTCAGTCATCATCGTTTTCCTCTTTGTGGTCGGCGTCCTGGCGTTCCATGAGGTTCCTGAGCATAACCGAGAATTGTTTATTCATTTGCTGGGAATCATAGAAGGTGCATTCGTGAGCGGACTCGTGGCAACGTTCTTTGGCAGCAGCAAGCGCGATCATGATCCTGGAACTATTACTGAGACAGAAACCAAAACAGAGACTCAGCAGCCATGATTGTGCAACAAATTGTAGTGGTTATTGTTGCGGTAATGATTAATGCGACAATTTGCGCTATACTGCCAACAATACTTTATTTCGTTCTCAAGTATCCTTTATTTGCACACTGGTTGAAGCGCGGTATTGAAGACGGCGATGGCGTGCCCCACAAGCAAGACTTGAAAGACATCGTTATTCTGTTTTTCGCGTCTGTTTTTGCCTGGATTTTGACAAATGTCATCTTCATATGGATATTCTTTGATAAGGAATTGTTAGTTTTGGTCGGCGTAGTGACTACTATAGTCACGGCGTTATTCGGGATAAGCAGGATAAATAACCACAAATGAGCATGCAAAAAGACAAGCCGCGTGGACCCCAGGGGCCCGGCGGTAATGATGATGACGATGATGACGTAGCGACCACCCAAGGTGATGACACTACAGTACCAAATCCTCCGGTGCCACCGGTTAAACCACCTAATACTTGATCGGTTCGTCAACACGGAAAATTATTCTCTGGCTCGCCGCGGGCGCGCTTTTCGCCCGGTGCATATTCAACTATGTGCCGGGCGATATTTCTATGTCGTTTCCGTTAGCGTCGCCGATGCCGGACGGTACTGGGAATATATCATCTCCTGTTATTCCATTGCCGTATTGGGCACATTATGTCGGCGATTTTCTCTCTTTTCTTTGTTGCTGGGCGGCGCTTAGATTAGGATACCCCAAATTAAAATTTGAATTCACTGTGCTGGCCATTTCAGAGTTGGCAGCACTTTTTGACTTTGTATTGCGATACGGTCAGGATATCATATGGACGGGTTTTGATGCCCATTCGCTACAGTTCCTGGCCCTCGGATTCGCAATACCGGCCAAATATTTATACATTCGATATGGAGGTACTAGAATTAAGACATGAACGTGGTATTAGCATTCCTCGTTGGCTTCGGGATTGCATATTTCTTGCAAGGACGACGTATCAGGCGTTTGAAATCTACTGTAGACCTGTTAAAGGAGCAGATAGAAGCACAGCGCCAGGCTTTCGAGTCGATGATGTTCGATCTGAACCACCGGGGGGAGATCAGCCCAGCTGCTTCGCTGGTTGGACTGATAAATGTTATTACTCATCGGATGACCCACAGTTTATTGAAACCCTTGAAGGAGCGATACGCCAGGCAAAACTGGTATACGCTCGATCTTATTACAGAGCTCACGTGGATAATCGAATCCGATATGAATATAAAATTAGCCGCAGCGGAAAGGTGGTTGGAACAAAACCGGGCATGGTTAAAACGCTACCATAGGTTTCAGGCCACGCCAGGCACGAAGGAGTATGAAACCGGTTAAACCGGTTTATCTGGTAATGGCATAAAAAATTCAACAGACTCTAGATTTATAAATAAGTCCTTTACATCCCACCAGAAATCGCCATCAGATTGAGCCAATACGTTCAGCTCCGATCCTTCGTAAAGCTTTATCCTTACCTCCGAATAAATTCCTACTTCATATTCAGAAACCGGTATCCACTTAGGCTTGAACTGATCGGCGTAAATCTGGATTGCCTCATGTTCATAAAGTGATTGAACTCCTAATGGCCAATCATCTACATTATGCATATCCTCAGCATACCAGTCTATTTCGCTCCACGATTGATAGCCATACTTTTTGGCCACTTCATTTTTACAATCTCCTATTTCTTTCATTCTCCAAGCGCCTCCAGCGCGATTCGTTTCAGTTCACATACAGCATCGAAATCATCAGTTACAGTATATTCATTGATTTCTTTCAATGCCTTTCGAAGTTTTACAATAATCGCAATTTGATTTACGATTTGCTCACCAAGAAATTGAGTTTGATCTTGCCTGTATAATTCTGCGACTCTATTTACAAGCCTTGAATGATCGCTCTGGTTAAGCGAGTCCCATTTTAACCCAGCTGATTTGCCATGCCACATAATTTCGCTGGCAATTTTATCTTTAATTTCTTCTAATGTCATTTTACAAAGTCGTTATAGTCCTGTTCGTTTAACTCGATGATGTTGGTGATCATAATGTCTTTGTAGCTATCAGGTGCGTGTGCACCAGATATCTGACTATATGCATTCTTTTGAAGTTCTGTAAGTCTTGGAAAGCTTTCGTTTCGGTTAGTGCAGGGGAACCAACCAAATCCATTGGCGTGCTCATACGTTATGTAGAAGTATCTCATTTCGCGCAGTTTAAAGAGTCCTTGGTGAGGTTTACGACTTGCATGGATGCGCTTTTGTATCCGTCATAAATCCAAATTCCAAACTTCATCCCATCGCGAATTTCTTCGTGGTAGTAGAGCGTCCCTTCGGCTGTCGGCTGTACGTATCCGTTAAGCTTTGTGGGCCCTTTCGGCACCTCCTGTTTTGCAGCGCACGCCATCATAAGCAGCGCTATAAATAGTAGTTTTTTCATATCAAAATCTGATTAGGTTGTAGTTCAATGTTTATTCTTTGGATAGCCTTTTCGTACATGTTAGGATCGTTTTCGAATGCTAAGCATTTTCTGGCCGTCTTAATGCAAGAAATCACCGTCGTGCCAGATCCGGCACAATTATCCAGCACTGTATCGCCAGGATTACTGTATGTAGACACCAGGTAACTCACCAGCGAAACAGGTTTCTGTGTTGGATGAAGCTTTGATTTTTGCTTGTCTGACTTGAACTTCAAAACCGATCTCGGGAAACGCTCTGTGCTGTCGTAACCGTTAGGCTTATATGATCCGTAATTCGTTGAAAGCTTCGTATTTTTACGATGCGCTGCAGTGCTAATCTTTCTGATGTGACCGGTTGTCTTTTGGGGATTATATACACCAGTCTCTTTATAAAACACCATTATATCCTCATGAGCTCTAAGCGGCATACGACTCGCGTTTAAATGCCCAGTCGCATTTCCTTTCTCCCATATCAAATTATATCGCCATATATCCGACAGCTCATTCATTATGTAGGCTGTAAACATACCCGAGCCAAAAAGAACAATATTACCATTTGGTTTTATTACACGGCGATATTCAGGCCCTAAGCGCTTCATGTCTATAATCGAATCCCATTTGTTTCGAGTTGTCCCGTAAGGTAAGTCAGCGCATATCATGTCCACGCTTCCAGTAGGGATATTTTTTATAAGCTCGATGCAATCACCAAACTGTATCATCAGAAACGGATTAAAGAGTAATGAACAGAAACTCCGGCGGCCAGGCGATTGTTCAGTACGTCATATCCAACGTAAGGCCCGATACCGAATCGCTTATCTTTGTAGTCGGTAACCTGGATGTTATGCAAGTTGGTGATTTTGTTGTTCGGGTTGGCGAAAGCGGCATCGACGTATAGCCGGCGCGGCTTGAAAAGGCCGTGTTTTTGCAGGTGTGACACGATGGTAATCGAATCACGGTATGAGTATTTGTAAGACAGCCCTGAATTCGCACGGAAACGGCCCTCCATTGAAAGATATCCGTCATCGAGTACAAATCTATGCTCCGAAATTTGAATGCCTGTAGAGTCGATAAAAACGGTATCTCGAACGATTGTAGTTCCGTAACCCTGCGCGGCAAATTGAGCTTTAACGAACGACCGTATGTTCTTTGCCTCGATGCCGAATGTTTTGCGAATCTCCGCAAGCTCCTGCCCATACGCCTGAATGACCTTGTCGCGGTCGGCCTCGGCTGCCATCTTTGACGCTACCAGCTGGCCGGTGGATGACCGATGGTAGCGGATACTGTCCTGCTTTTCCTGTAGGATACTTTGGTACTCGGCTTTGTCCTGGTTCCGGTGCCGCATGTTCATAAGGAGAATCGCTGTCACCACGGCCGCCGCGATCCACCCCAATATGCCTATGAATGTGTCTGTTTTGGTCATGGCTATATTCCCCTCGCGGCGTTTTCTGCCTGGTTAAGTAAAGCGTTGCCTTTAAGTTCTTCGATCTCATTTTCAAGTTCGGTTATACGCAGTCTTGCTACGTCAAGATTAAATAATGCAGTGCTCAGTTTTTCGGCCTGAATTAATGTTTCATCAGTCATATCATCTAACTCAGACTCTAGTGTATCTACCAATTCAGTGGTTGGGCACCCAGCTTCTGAAAAGCAATGCGAAATTCCATTCAGTTGTACATGCGTTTTTAGTTCGCGCATAAGATTCGCAAAGTCAATCTCGGTAAGCGCTTTAATGTGCGGTAGTAGTTCTTCGGTTGTCATAAGTTTTTGGTTTAAAATGCTCGTTCAGTTTCATAGAAGTTCGTTGTGGTATAATCTTTAGGACCTTCGTATCCTGTCAACTCATCGAATCCAGTGCGGTCAATACGGTACCTAATGCGGTAAGGTGAATTAAATGGCGTAGGCTCGCCGCCGAACTCCTGATTTCGGACCTTTCGCACATGTATTTCCGTCACGAACTTTTCGCCCTCAATCATCGAGCTTATCTGCCGGTGGATGACGATTGTATCATCCGCCTTATTAGGGAATTTACCGCCGCCCTCAACATCTGAGTCCATGGGTGCGGGTCGATGTCCGTTCGCGTCAGGCTTAACCCGCTGGGCTTCAGTTACGGTGTGGCAGTTTAGCATTATGCTTTTATTCGTGTTTATGGTGAATATCCGCATTTCTTCGGCTGCCTGGTAATGATAATCGTGTGTGTTAATCTTCGATGCTGGATCGATTCGAAGGGCGTTGTATGGATCGATTAGGAAGAAATCAAATTCAAATCCGGCATCGAGTAAGTAGGTCGCCTGATTCAACATATCCCGGTATGTGAAGTGCTTTTCGTGTTTGATGTACCGGTGGTATTTCCGCATCTCGTTTAAATGATCCTGCGTTATCTGCCCGGTCTCAAACACAAATCGCGTTAATTGGTTATGCAACGACGAAATACGGTTTTCAGCCGAATAGATCAAAACCCGGCGCTTTGATCGAATTAACCGAGATAGTAACCATAGTATGGAAGTGGTTTTCCCCACATTCGTATGCCCGATTATGCATGTCAGCTGGCCAAGCTTTGCCGGGCAATGCCTGTCGAAGCTATTACCATACTTCGCAATATCCATTTTGAAACCGTTCAAAACCTCGCGCTCATAATCTTTTGGATCGGCGATGTACTCAAACCCGGGCTCAGTAGGATTGTTCAGGATCTGGCGTATTCTATCCCCGGTGTTCATTCTTCAGGTCGGATATGGTTTTTACTAATTCATCCCGCTGTTTTAGCAGTTGTGCGATGGTTTCAGCCTGCATCCGGTGCTTATCTACAAGCTGGCCGGCCTCTATTGCCTTTAGATCACCCTGTATTGCATCCAAAAGCTTGTGGGTATAGTCCAGCATACCTAAAACCTGATCGTTCAACTGAGCACATTTAATGACGAAATCCGACAGCTCGCCATTTCGCTCCATTTCGGCCTGTGTCCTGGGGCGTTCTTTGGCTAGTGACTTCGCCAGATTCTCGCAAACCCGATTATGGGCTTTGGCCGATGTGGTTATCTCGAAGTGCCGGCGGCGGAATTCATTCCCGATTTCCACGTATTTCAAAAGACTATCTTTAAATTCTTCCATGGGTATTTGCTACTTTTTCTGAGTATTTGCTTATCCAGTTTGTAAAATGGCTTTTGACCTCTACCCGCTCTCGGTCTGGAAATTCTGGTTTGGCGGCTTCTGTAGTTAAAAATTCTCGAAGAGCGTGAAGCATTTGAACAGGGGTGAATGATCTAAAGCCTCTTTGGTGCATTATTCTTACCAGGCGTTCAACGAAGAGTTCATCCGCCTTGATGTCGTCGAACGCCTGAGCCGGGTCGTTGTAATAATCCGAACGGTCATAAGGTTTAATCAAATGAGTTTTCTTCTCTTCTTCTCTTCTATTCTCTTCTCTTATAGCATTGCGAAGCTTTGGCGTCGCTAAAGCGAAGCTATTGCGACGCTTCATAATGTCACTTAAATCGTCAATACAAGCCGTTTTAAAGCATTCAAGGTATCCAGGGAAAATTTCTTTAGCGACGTAAGAATATTGTCGCAATTTGTCGCAACACTCTGATTCAATTGACAAGTAATCATCCGTTAGCAGCTGAAAAATAATATCATATTTGTATGGCATTTTACCGCTGAATCGTCTTGATATACTTTCAGAGGTTACACCCACTTTTATAAATTCTTCGTCATCATTGTAGCAATGAATTACGTAAAATTGGCTTCCTTGGACTCTAGCTATTTCTGGTGATAAAGATCTATTTTTTCCGCCCTTACTTCCGGCTTCAACTCTTTTTTGCCTTAGGTCTGAGAACTCCTCAAGTTGAGAATCAAGAAAATCTATCTCAATTTTACCGTCTTTTGATTTTATAATACCATGATCAATTAATTCTTTGTATGGCTCTATGTCGCCCTTGCATATTTTAACTAAAATCAATCGCTCGGGAAGATCACCAAGCCTTTGCCAGTATAAACAGCATATATTTATGAATACTCCCTGCGCTTTATAAGAGCATATCTGAATATTACCATTGTCCCAGGCTCCCGGCTCAAACTTAAAATAGGGTAGCTCTTTTGCCATAAAATAAAAATCCCTCACGAGTTCGGCCTTTGGCGGTGCCTCCCCCGTGAGGGATTTTGAATATTGATAATTCTGCCGCCACAGCATTGTGATCCTTTCACAAGGCAAACATAGTCAATTAACCCGATGCATGCAATCCACCAGGCTGATTTTTATACAGCCTTTTCTTACGAAAATACAGCTTGGTCCGGTCGTTGGCATAGTGACATTTACCCATATACCAATCTTCCACGTTTTCGCTGAACACAAAGCTATAATTTGCCCTGTATCCTTCCGGCTGGCCTGTAATGATCTTTACGGCTTTGTTTGGGTGCTTTAATTTCACGGCTGTAATGATGATTTAAGCATTTCTATAAGCTCAGGCTGAGGGTGGCAGTCAGATTTGTCTTTTCGGAATGATACGTGCGACCATACGCCAGGGACGCCCGCTAAGGCAGCGTGTGATACATCCCACATCGCCGGATTATAATGCAGTGGAATGTCGTAAGAGTGAGCTATCGCAATTATGAGTTCTCGGGCTGCTTCTATCTGTTCCGGCGTGTACTTCTCGAAATATTGATACCCGCGGAACTTGTTGGTATATTCCTGCACGCCTGAACGGGCTTTTACGCCCTTATATGCGAGCGAATTGCCATCCTTATCCACCGGGCCAAGACTATCCAGTTCGATGGAATACGAGGCCTTATTGAGCGCCATATTGTAGCTTTCTTTAAGCCCCAGGTGATGCCCCCAGTATTTGCTGTCGATGGTCTTGTGGATAGTGCCGTCCTGGGTGATTATGCAGTGCGTTGCGACGCGATCCGGAGTACTTAGCCACCATTTTATATCCCCTGTAGCGTCATGCCCGGGCGACACGGTGTGATGTAGTACGATCATGGTCTTCGTGGTGACCTGCTGGTAATACTGGTCTTCTGGTAGTAGGTTCTGTACGATTTTCATATTCTTGGTCGTTTATGGTATTGTCTGTTTTCTCTTCTGTGTTTGTTTTCGCAGTTTCGGCACCGCCAGATGGTTGACGTGTATTCCCGAATCTCGCCGGTGATGAGCGTGTGGCGGCGGATGTGGATGCGAGGCACCTTTTCGTGATCGCAAATGTTACATCGAATTGTTCCCATCAGCTTACGATTAAATCCCAGTAGTAGTATACCCCGATTGCGACGCCGAAAAACCATATTTTAGCGAATAGAACTCCGTACCATGGTAGGAATGAAAGTTTCCGATCGGTCCATGATGTCGTTCCGAGGCTGAAGAATGCGCGATCCGGGAAAGCGAAAAGGTTCAGCAGGTAGTCAAACCACAGCCAAAACCAGGCAATGCCCATCAGGATCGATTGGAATAGCTGCAGCCACGTTATTGCGCCATGATTGGCCAGACTGTCGAGTACCGCACAGACCACAATAAGGATGCTGCGCGCGATCATGTCATTGGCATGATCATCGACTTTCTTTTTCTTTACGATTTGCACGTAATCCTCCCGCAGCTCTACGGCCAGCGGGACGGATAGTAGGAGGAATGTGGTTACGATCATCAAGTAAAAATTAAAGTTGACAATGTGACTAAAGCGATAGCTAGTATCAGGCCGGCGGCCATCGCGATGACTATGCCGGATATGTGGTCGTGCGGATCTTTCATGAATTATTCGGCTTTGATGTTTTATCGGTCTGTTTGAGGTCGATAAGCCAAGATTCATAGTAATGCTTGCCGGACGGTGACAGTGCCTTTATGGTATTCCAGAATTTATTTTTCTTCCAGAATTCATAACCACCAAGGTAAGGATGACGCTTTCCGCTGCTCATAATGAATATGCGGTTACGTATTTCTGATCGCGCTTTACAATCTCTCGTTTGATGTAGAATCCCTTCCTTTGCAGGTCGAGTATGCGGGCGGCCAGGCGTGTACATCCAAAGTACTTAAACGCCTCCAGCGTGGTCAATTCTGATCCGGTGAGTAGATACATCAGAATCATCAGTGTTTGCGGTTCCGGTTTTTTCATATTGCGTTTTCTAGTTCTTGCATGAATTTACGACCGACTTTGCAACGTTCATAGATCTTGTCCACTTCGTTTTCATCCCACGGTATTTCGAACTCAATCAGTTTCTCAGATAGGGGGATGTCTTCGTACCGCATGGATGATCGTATATAGTCCACGAGTTGCATGAAATTTGGGTCTGATTCTGGATCTATGTTGCCCCAGTCCCATTTTTTTCGGTTTATCTCGTCTTCAATGAATTTGCTTGGCGTTGATACCAGTTCATACGCTAAGTTGGATTTACGTGCATTAGATAGTGCTTGATAGCCCAACAGCTGATACCGGTAATCTTTGTTTAGGGGCTTATGAAAGTTCGCCCAAAAAGTGAAGATATCCCAGGACGATTTTATGTCGATTATTTCTTCTGCTTCTTTGATGGACTCACCGGTATACAGATCTGGCGTCCCGGTAATGAACTCGTTTTCAAGCTTGTCGACATTCTTTTTGAAGAACTTCTTTTTTTGCAAAGAGTATTGCGTAATGGCTGCTTCTTCGACCGCTATACCCTTCTGCATATACTTGGATATTATTTCATGGTCTCTCCCATACCGTTCACGAATCCAACACTCTAGTAAGTGAGCCTTGGCAGTTTCACCAAGACCACCACCGCTCCGGGCATCCGTCATCAGTTTACCTAATGACGAACACCGAAACTTGTAGTTTGAAAAATCATTTTTTGGCATCCTTCGCGGCTTTAAGTTCGTCCAACTTTACCGTGTATGCGTCTAAATGATCTTGCTGTAGATACTTACCGTATCCTTCAAGCTCCTCCACCGTCTCAGCCGCTTCGATCAGATCAAACAACCTTGATGATTCTGGATTTTCGGGTAGCTGTTCTGCGGCCTCATCCACGTTGTCAACGTAAGTAACATCGGCTGTTCCGGCGTCCTTAACTACTGACTGATCGAATATTATAGCCTTCTGCATTTCAATTGACAGGGGTGCATTCTTGCCGAGATTAAGTTTTGTAACAGTCTTCATGGCCATCGATTCGAAATCATCTTTCCATAGGCCGAATCCTTTCTGATAAGTCTTACTGAATCGCTTTGCATGCTTTTCGATTTTCTTGACGGTCATGTAGAACGTCTGAGTATAGCCATTCAGCAATTCAAAGTAGCTTACAAAGCCAATGATCGGCAGCTTATCGCGCTCGTTTTCGTCTTCAATCCACTTGAATTGCATCTCTCCGGTAAGGCGATCATGCTTAACAATCTCGCCCTGACGCACATCTGTAGCGTTCATGATCTTGAATTGCCCGCTCCGTAGCGCGAGTTGTTTTAGCCCCTTGTAACCTATTTGGAACTGCGCCACTTGGCGATAAACTCCCTTGTCATCCTTTTGATTATAAGGCACTATATAAGCGAATCCGAGGGCGTTATTCAGCGGGAGGTCAAGCGTAGCAGCCACAGCTGCAGAATGGTATATACTGTTTGGTTCAGCATTTGCCAATAGTTGGTTTGAGGCTACGATCTGCAAGACCGACGTAATGAATGACGGGGCGCGCTTGCCGAGCATCTCCTGAAACTTGTTCCGGACTTCATCTCGGCCGAATAGATTCTTTACTGTTAATTGGTTTTCGCTCATTATACTGCTTAGTAAGGGTTTTGAGAACAGTTTAAAACAGCCTCTTCATTAAACTCTTGTACCATTTTTGATGGCAAATGTGTAGCCGCAGCAATCATATCACGAAGATATGCACGAGCCGAATCAGTTCTTACGGCAAATATTACATCCATATTTGCCATTTTCTGCATTTCAAAATACGTTCTTTTTTGCTGTGTAAGTTTGTCCATGATTAATTTGATTGTATTCGTTCGTTTCGCTCTACTTCCTGGATGGCTTCGGTTAGCTTGGTAAGCCATTGATGTGCATAATCACGATTTAGACTCTTTTGGGAATAAGCTTCTCGTGCTGATCCAACTTTCAGGTATTCGCCCGCCTCGTAGTTGCCGCAGAATTCATCCAGTACGGCACATTCTAGTTCTGCAAGCCTTCTTATCCAATTCAATTCCTCTTTAGAGAAGTCGGTAAGCTTGGGTATCATGGTTTTCGCCCCCAAATCCTTTTTGTGTTTCCGAACTTAACGGCTATACGAGGCCCATTATTATCAGGACTCACTAGCCAGAACTTTATCCTACCTTCACGGTCATACTCAATACCTTCTATAGATCCGCGTACACCGGCTTTATTCCCACGTAAGATCTCTACTCTAGCAGATGGTGCATTGAAACATGTTATGTTCATTCGGTAGCTTTTTTAATGGCCTTCTGTAATTTATTTTTAACATCTCTGCTTAAAGCGCAAGACTCAAATTGAATTTCTCCGACGCTTAAGGCTGATATGCATGCTTCCAAAAGATCAGGCGCTGCGGCTATCAATTTAGCATCTGGATGGTTGATATCCATAAACCAATCCTGATGATGTTCCCGACCTTTAACAATTACGCCCATTGTGTGCGCCTTTTCCATTATTCCGCAGGAATCATCATCTTTAAGAGGTACACGGAAATTGGGTGTGGCGCCACCCATACCCCAACGTGAAAAAGACATAACGAAGTTATCAAATCTACGCTGGCCGCCACAAAGTGTTATACCCTTACCACGCTTATTCAACTCCCATCTCCAAGGTCCTGGTGTGTGTTTAAATTGTGTCATGATTTTATTCCAATTTTAAATCTTTCATCGATCTCTTTCCAGAAGTAATACACAGGCATACCATGCCAGTCTAGGTGGCTGTCAGGTCCAGGCTCTGCATCTTTCCATACCTTTTGCATTTCTTCGAAGCACCTGGCCTTTATGAAATCCAATTTACATTTGTATTCCGTGTAACCGGTCTCTTCACGAAGAGGATGATCCCTGAAAACCACGTCTATAGTATCTATTTCGATGTACTCGTTGAGTCTTAACCAGTACTCATACCATGTGGCATATATTGGTGGGAGTTTATCAAATTCAGTTACTATTATCATTTTCTTTTCCATAATCTATTCCCAATGTATTGCAGTGCTGTCGAATTCGAGCCCGAGGCGTTCAACTTCGGCGTATACGTCTGATACCTTCAGACAATCCGGAAACGCTACCTTTGTGTACGTCTCCTTTGATCCGGCGCGGCGGACCCACGCGGTGAGGTGCTTTTTCATCCAGCGTGAGGGTTACTGTTAAATTGATAGTCTTTAGTTAAGTAATCGTAAATTCGCCACCAAAAGTGTTTACCAAGCTCCGACTCATCAAACCAGAACATGCCGACTAATATATAGCCTGCTGGCATAGATTGGTCGTATACCTCCAGGCCATTATATGTTCCCGCCTCCTTAACGTGAAAGTTATTGTCGATGCAGTCGGTTTTAACCATATCTGTGATGGCATCCAAGGCTTTAAGTTTGCCCGCATCAGATATGCGATTGCTGGCGCCTATCGCCATGACTACCTTAGCGCCTGGCGTTATGTAGTCGGGTTTTGGTGTATTCATGCTATTTAAGCCTCGTCAGTTTGTTCTATCGCTTGATAAACATTATCTCACCATCCCGTATGAAAACGGGCCTGTCGCCAGCTTTCTTACTAGCAAATTGCTTGTATATATCATGATCATGTTGTAAATCCTTTATCTGCTCTTTCAAGTTTTTGCAAGATTCACATTCAGAAAAAGAACCACGGAATTGCTCGGATTCCATATCAGACAAACACTGCCTATGGTTAATAAACTGGTCAGTAATGTCTTTGATTTTCTCATCTGTAGCCGTAATACCGTTCTCAGACAGTATTTCGGCCATTGCATCGTAATCTATTTGAGTCATATTTGTTATTAAAGCCTCGTCAGTTGTTGTTCTACCGTCTATTGTAAGGATCTCCGTGAGGCATTTCGGCTATGTCGTCGCGTTCAGGCGTCTTATCTTTAAATGCGCCGTAATTACGGCCTATTTCTATGCCTTCTTTCATTCCTCTGCCTTCCTTGCCATTATTAATGGCAGATAGATATTGGTCTTCGGACACTTCAATCCATTGACCTCTATACCATACCTCAAGTTTTAGTTTCATATCATTCACCGGTACTTTCCCGGCTGGCGTTATTTGGTTACGGTTACTTGGCCTTTAGTCTCGAAAGAAACGCGTGTGTACTGACCGCGTATGAAGTTGTAAGCATCCTCTATTAAAGAGGCTTCCAGCATGCGATACCAGCAGATCGGGTTGATTTTTATCGAGGTAACGATGGTTTCGGCGCCGGTCACATATTCCCATGTTACTATGGCGATACACTCCTGCTCGCGGTCATCAAAGAAGGTCATGAACTCTTTCGCTTGTGTCCCGCGCGTGCCGTGTGCTGTTTCAAATGTTGTTTTCATGTTTTTTAGATTATTGCCTTTGCTATTGCCGCGAAACTTTTATTAGACTTTGCTACTGTGTGGTTCTGCCGAACATGAAAAATCAAACCGTGAACTAAATGGAATTGGCCGTCCAGCAGGTACACACTGTACTGGCTAATCTTGCCTTCTGGTGATACTTTTTTGAATTGTGAAATTTCGCCTTCTGATTTTGGTTTCATTTGCGAAGGTGTGCTGATTCTTTTCATATTTCGTTTTGTTGATGAAACAAAGTAAATACATAACTGTGAACTTGTCAATACCTGACTGAAAAATATTTGAAAAATAAATTCTAAAAAATATTTTTTGGGAATCACTTGCATAGTGTGAATCTGTGGACTATGTTTGTATCACTTTAACGCGAAACAAAAAACGCAAAGCACATGTAAATGGCAAGGGTAGAAACAAAGAATTTGCTAACTGTTGCGAATTACAGTTACAAGATAAAGAAGAGTCGCGAGTGGGTTTATAAACTCATCCGTGAAGGCAAACTGAGCGCTGTCGAAATAGACGGCGTAAAGTTTATAGAATCTTAGTAGTAGGGTTCCGGCCGTCCGCGCGGCCATTAAGCATGCGGCGTTTTGCCATCGATAAACGGCTACAGCCGGAGTTTGATGTAGGGTCTTCTCCGGCGCTAAGCTAAAGGACAGGCGGTTCTAGCTTTCTTGTAGTATGTAAAGGTTCGCCCCGGTTACTGAACATAGCCGGGGCACATGGGGATTAAGGTTAAAGGTTTTTGCCTCGCAATCCGCAAAGCGAATTCCCGCCGGGGTTCAATTCCCTGGATCTCCACGACCATGCCAGACGGTTAAACGTGTACGCGTTAAGTCCGATAGGCCGACACTCTGGAAAGACAGAGAAACGCGGCCTGAGCGTTAGAGATGGCAAAGATGTGAAACATCCCCATACCTGCCGGGTTAGCGTAGGGCGTATTTCGTGCATTTGTGACGTAACTAAGTGCATACCGAGTGGCGCTACCGGTAAATAAAGTTAGGCGAAGGTGCTACAGATTGGCTGTAGTTGACAACCGGAAAGACGGGTTTCTGAATGCCGGCAGGTTTAACTCTATACCCTTGGATACCGAAGGCAATTTACAGAGCGCAAGGGTGAGTGAGGGCGCGTTCACTCTATACTAAGCAGCGGCGAGGTCTACCCGGTGGACCTCATAAGAGATCGGGAAGTGTTGCAGGGGCTATACGAAGAACCTGATGTCCGCTTTACAAGAAAGCTTACCCCCTGGCGATTGTCAGGGGGTTAATTTGAAACTAAAAGCACTACGGGGATAGCAAATACAGGTACCGAAATAGCGCTTAGAATGCCTGGATATGCCGCATGGGCCACACGTTAGGCGCCCTTTTATTTGAAATTAATGGCGCACGTGGCCGATTAGGAGGCAACCACCGTTTTCGAAAATACCCGGAGAGGTACCGGGGGTGGTATAGAGCAATAAATAGGCAAGGTTCTATTTACCCCAGGCCTTAAAACCTGAAAAAATAATGCAGGTATCGAATCCTGCCGTGCGCCTTTAAGATATAAGATGCGAGTGGCGGAATAAGACGCAAAGTTGGAGAAGTAAGACAGGCCTAGCCGCAGAGTGACGCCGCCCCAGGAGATGTGGAACTCCAATATCAAAGCCTTTTCCAACTATAGACGGCGTGCAGGTATTGAATCCTGCCTCGCATCTTTAAACCATAACCCGCCGGGCAGCGGAATACAAGTAGCCTGAAATATCGTGAAAACGTTAATTTTAACTCTCGTTGTGGGGTTGTTTGTTGTGGTAGGCGCGCAGGCGCAAAGTTCTTCCGAAGGCTCGCAGACACTAAGTGAGTCAGGGTTACAAAAGGCAATAGCCAGATACGAACATGCCGGCCGGGAATTTTCTCCGGAATACATCGATCTTAAAAATGGCACTGAAGTTTCGCCTATGCTTGTTCAGGGCTGTAGCGATTGGGCTACTCGAAGTAGTTATTTCTGCGGTGATAACATATGCCTTGACCAATACCAGGTTTGCGGCCTCGGAACGCAGCCAGACGGAGGGCCTTTCTATATAAACGGCAGAGTCATAAAAGTATTTTTGGAATAAAAGTCATAACGGCAGCCGGTTAAACGATTAAAACAGTTTTGGACCTGCCGGCTGTCGTTTAAATAATACGTTTCGGGAGTTTGCTTATTTAGTTTGGATTGATTGGTAGGTCCGGTGGCAGAGTGGCATGCAAGCTGCGTCAGCGGCTGTATTTGGGTTCGAGCCCCAAACGGACCTCTTGAAAGCACACACACGCATTTACATGCAGCATTTCGGATATGACGTATCCGATTTCATCCCCTGCGAGATCTGCGGCGCGCGAGCGGTGGACATACACCACATACACAGTAGGAAGATGGGCGGAATACAGGGTAAGGACGTGATCGAGAATTTGATGGCCTTGTGCCGGGAGCACCACATCGAATACGGCGATATAGCCGACAAAAGGGAGTTTTTACAGGATATTCATAATAAAAAACTAGGCCATGTGTCAAAATTGTAGAGCAGATTATAATGATGTCCCTGTTACGACAGTCATCACCGAAGTATCGGAAATGATAAATGGATTACGTGAAATTAATCCCGCGTTTGGTTACGCGCACGTGGTTTTTGATGACTGGAATTTAGATCTTGTTGACAGCTGCCTCGATGATGCTCTGAACAACACAGCCAGTTCCGATATCGATGATGAAGAACGCTTTTTGACAATACAGGTACTACAAAAATGTAAGCTCCTATCAGACGATGAAATTGCTAAAGCCCTGGCTATAGCCGAAGGCTGGGAATAGAACGATTCACAATAAAACCCTGAAATATGCATCCTAATTACGCACTCATGACACTCGCAGGCGTACCGCTTCTGATCCTGGCCATTGCCGGCATAATTTTCGCTTGCAAGACCTGGTTTAAGTCCGAAGAAATAGACCATGACGAAGAAGTAGAGCCGGTTGTCAGATCACCAAAGAAAGAAACCGGCATTTACACCTTCTCGAAAGATCGCTGGAATTAAAAACATTCGCTCAGCCCATCCTAAACCCGCCCCCAGGCCCGGCAAACCGTCGGGCCTTAACCTTTAAAAACTATGATTGTAATTCAAAACGGAAGCCGATATTCTGTCGATCCATTTACGGATCAGAAATTCTTTGATAATGTCTGGGATGTAATTAGCCTGGTATTATGGGCCGCAATGGAAGCCATTGAGAAGGCTAAGCCAAGGCCTAATTTCGCAGAGGGGACATTTAAATCCGGCGAAATATCCATGACACTGGAAAAAGGACAAAAGGTTTTATCGGCGCGTGAAACAAAAAGCTATTTCGAAGAATTCGGGCGACATCCCGAAAATCCATCAGATCATGCATTAATGGATAAGATCTTATCCATTAAACCTGACTACAAATGGCTAACGAACCCATAGAAGGCGAGCGGTATCTCCTGATATTCGCCGGCGAGATCATGGCCGAAGCACTGTATAGTAGTATACACAGTAAAATGTATACACAGACTACCTTCATGGGTGCTGAATCTTTTCTTTGCGAAGAAACAGGTATCGTGATGATTTCTTTTTATTGGCCCGACGCCTGGATCAGGAAGACAGAAAACATTAAAATTTGGTGATTTCGTAACAAAAAGTGGACACACTTCTCGCGATTAATATTACAAAAAGTAACATTTTATGTGGATACCAATAAACGTTCAACCCGTCCCTAAAGGCGAAGATGTGGACCTCCTTCTAAAGGATGGCTCCGAGATCCGGAACTGCTACATCGTCGAAAGCGGCCATTTCTGGTGGCAAAGCGGAGAATTATACATTACCGTCGATCTGGTGATGTCCTGGAGAATGCATATTCAAGATTAAAACCCTACCTATCCATGTATCAGAAAATACTTTATTCGCCCGGCATCGAGAATGTAGCACCTGACGAAGATGCCTTTATACGCGAAATTTGGTATATGGGATATGATTGTGCTGTACTAGACACGGTTTCACAGGAACTCCGATTGTGCAAAGGTGATCGCGAAAAGGTAATATCTTATAGAGATTACTACGATGTAATGTGCCATTGCCGAGTAATTGAAGGCATTCTTCCTAACGGCCTTATCCATAAATACCTAAGTGATGCCGACGGATCAGCGCAACGATTCAGGGACTTAATAAAAATGGATATTAAACCCCATTTCAGGATTGGTATTAACGAATACAAATTATGATAACACAATGCTCATCTTGTAATAAAGAATTCGAATACATAAAATGGGAAACACCAGTGCAGTCCTGGAGCCTTCTGTACATGAGTATGCGAAGAAATAATTAGATGGCGCGATAAACCAAAAACAGCTGTCAATTTTATTTTGAATATGAAATTTGAATAACTATATTCGCGGCATGAGAATTTACAAAGATTCTATCGTTTAACTAGCCTGTTTTTCAAGCTGGGTCCCTTGCGCAAGGTAGACGCTGGCTACAGAGACAGGCTTTTTCTTTATGGCCCTGGGAGGGGCAACACCTTATGGCAGGACGGCCCAGCAAGTTCAAAGAGGATTATCACCCTCAAATGGCGTTTAAACTCGCTTTACTAGGCTTAACCGATACCGAAATCAGTCTAGCTCTCGACATAGCGGAGTCTACACTCAACGAATGGAAAAAAGACCATCCGGTATTTTCGGAGTCCCTAACCGAAGGTAAGCAGATTGCGGATGCAAATGTGGCTCATAGCCTTTACAAACGCGCTAACGGCCTGGTCACAAAAGAAGTTGTATACGAAGACATTGAAGAGCGCATAGACCACGGCGACGGAACATGGCATTATGAGCCAAAGACCCGTGTAAAAACAGCTTTCAAAGAAGAAGCCCCAAATACTGCCGCTGCTATATTCTTCCTCAAGAACCGCGATCCGAAGCGCTGGAAGGATAAACAAGAGATAGCGCATACCATACCCGACCCGCAATCATTCAACATTGGCGGACAAGAGCTCAAGTTCTAAGACGAAAGTCCTATTTAGCGCTTACCCGAAGCAACAAGAGTTTATAGAGGCGGTCTTTTCGGGCAAATACACCTTTCTTTGTTACGGCGGGGCGATGGGCGGCGGAAAGTCATACGTCTGCATTGCGGCGGCTATCATGCTCTGTAAGTTCTACCCCGGGTCGAAATGGGTGATCATCCGAGATTCTATCCCGACTTTAAAAAGCACTACACTCGAGACTTTCAAACGGATCGTGCCTACTAACTTCCTGGCCAATTTCAACCAGCAGGACCACATTGCCGAGTTTACGAACGGCTCCCGGATCATATTCATGGCCGAGAACTACAACCAAGACAAGAACTTTGACCGGTTTAAAGGGTTGGAGGTAAACGGTTTCTTGCTCGAGCAGATTGAAGAGCTGCAGGAAGGTTTGCTTGATGTATGCTTTACACGCGCTGGCCGCTGGAAGATCGAGCCCACACCTGAACAGGAAGCGCAGGGCATCAACCCGATGCCGAAGCCGATCATCATGGCCAACGTAAACCCTACTCTGTTGTGGCCGAAGAAACGCGTTTACGATCCGTGGTCAAAGGGCACGCTACCGGCCCGGTGGTTCTATCTGCCGGCTACAATCATGGATAACCCAACCCTGGCGAACGACGAAGAGTACATGGCCAATCA